GTCTGTAGGTTACAAGTATCGCGGTAGCCAGCGGCAATCATTGTGCGCTTATCGGCTCGCTTGCGGGCGCGATCTGAGATGGCATCTGTTGTATCGCAGTTAAATGCTGGGAGCGGAGCGATAACTTCTGCTACGTCGCGGGCTGCAATGTCAATGAAGTTTGACACCATTGGCTTAGGGAATTCATCTGGGAACATTCCAGGGAATACCTGCTGGATGTTGCCCTGACGGATTGAGAGAAGATCAGACCAGCGAGAATCGCGGGTGTGGAAGTGGTCGCGTAACTTGCGTACCTTGATACCTAATTGGTCAATATCCATGGCCATAGAAGGTTCCCCCGTTCGTTGCTAGTTTTTCCTGTAGTCTTGCGTATTCTTCCAAGTTGACGACCTTACGGTTTGCTATCTGTTGGCGCGTGGCAAACTTATTCTTAACGAATGTCTGCCCGTATGAACCCATCTGGTTGATGTAGTCCCGCATCTGCGTCTCTGCAAACCAAAGCGCCATAGGACCGTCTTGCTTGTTCTTTGTTCCTGCTGACCAAGTAATCAACTGCTCAATCAGCGACTTGATGTGTTCGTTATCGGCTCGTGGCAGTTCCAGTAAGTTGTTCTTTAAGAATTTGCCTTGGTTGTCGCACGAGCCGAAAAGTGGTGCCATAGAGGCTACGCCAAACTCTGCATCCATTTTGTTGGCACCTGTGTAGTGCTGAACAAGGCGGATGCCTCGTGAGGCAAGGAACTTGTTGATCTGCTCATCTTGAGTCAGGAACAATTGGAAAGCATTTTTCTCAATGACCCAGACATTGACGTGGTACTTGTCTGTCCAGTGGAAGATTAAGTCACGGATCTGCTGTGGTGTCGGGGCTGGCATACGGCTTGCTTCAAGCAAGTAACGCTTGCTCGTGGTCTTATCGCCAGACATGACTACCGAGAAGGTATCGCCGGACATCGCTGGGTCCATAGACGCTACAACGTATTGGCTTGCTAATGTCTCAGGGTGACCTGGGGCGCCGGGGATAAGCGGTCCGATGGATCGCATACCTGCGATGGATCCGCGTACACACTCTGGGCTAAAGATTGCAGTGGATTCAACATCCTGCTGCTGGTAAACCATTGCCCAAGTCTTTGGGTCAATCATTCCGCGGCGGCGGTTAAGATGTTCACCTGACCAGCGTGGGTAGAAGCCGTCTTTATCTGCCTCGGTAGGGTCAGCGTCCCAAGGACGATCTGACTTAGGCCAGAGGGTTACCCAGTCTTTTGGCTTATCTGCAAACTCTAGGACAGCTGGCATTGCCAAGTATGTCCAAGGGCTTTTGTTATCAGGGTAGCGTTCTGGGTTACGCATCTCGCGGTAGAGATCCATAGGATCAACGCGGGTACCTACGCAAAGGATCTTTCCTGTTGGGCCAACACGGGTAAGAACTTCCTGTTGGATCCAGCGTAACTGCTTTTCAAACTCTCCGCAGTTGGCGAGAGTAACGCAGTCATCAAGAATGATGAGGTCGGCACGTGCGCCGTAAATCTGGCCGCCAATACCAAGGGCCTGAACGGTAGGGTCTTTTTCACCTGAGTCACGTTCAAGGTAGATGCTGTCAGATGTCCATTTCTCGGCGGTAGCCTTGAAGCCTTCAACTGGGGCATACCTGCGTTGGAGTTCTGCCCACTGAGGGGAAGTAAGCCGCTGCTTGATGGCGTAAAGGAATTCCTTGGCCATGCCCTGGGTCTTGGAGACTAGCTTGATACGGACATTGGGATTGGTCACAATGCGATAAGTCACATAGTCAATTGAGACGGTCATAGACTTGGCATGCTCTGGTGGCATGTTGACTAGGACGTAATTCTTGTAGCCGACCTCGTAGGTCATATTCCCATGAAGCCAGGCAGGTTCACCTTCTTCTAGCAGGGACGTGACGTTCCTCTGGTGGTCGAACGTCACGCTATTCAGATACTTAAGCCGGAAGTCCTCAAACGAGATATTGGCGTCATCATCCGATACGACACCAGCCCGCTTCTTAATTACACGGGCGAGGTCAATTGCTTCCTTAAACTGCGGGTCGCTAGACCGGTAGTACTCATACGACTTGACGGACTTGCCGACTGCGCGGCAGGCGTCCTCAACAGTCACGCCTTCTTCAATCAGAGCCAGAAGGCGCTTCTTGGCGTCGGACGCTGAGAGCGTCGCTCCTTCTGCTAGCTTATAGGAATTGCTTTTTGGCTTTGCCATGGCGCGAACTCCTAGATTCCTAATGGGTCAAAAATGCTAATGGGTAACAATAGACCTATCCCACTGCGAAGCATCCCCTAGGGGATTGCTAATGGGTAGTTATGGGGGGCTGTAAGCCCCAGCTGGGTAACAAATACATAGGGGCCTGAAAGGCCCTGCATTTGCCATCAGGCATGGCTCGTGAAGCTCGCCATGAAGCGAGCGGAACGGGGGGATTATTTAATCCCCTATATATACTAAGGCGTTGACTTTGACGTTTATCCCGCCCTAAGCCCTGTGATTCTGGTCACATTGTATATTACTGATGGGTAATGTGGCTTTGACCTGCGGTTTTGCCTACGGGGCGGCCTATATTTATAAAAAATATTTTGGTGGATAGTACTTACAAGAACAACCTATAGTTAAAACCCTAGGGGTTGCAACACGGCTAAACGGCTACGGCAGACCAATCGGCGACCCGTACCATTCCGCCAGCCCGCCGGATTCTGGCAGATAACCCGCCGGATTCGGGGCCGTTAATGCCACGATACCGGCCGTTAATGCGGCATAACTAGGGCTAACCGGTGCGGTATTGGGCCGATGTCGGCCGTTATCTGATGAAAGCGGCGCAACTATCCACCCACCCATAACCGGTAGCGCTCACCGATCGCTCACCAATAGGCCACCAATAGGCCACCATAATTGGCCATGAGATCCGGCTAACCCTGGCCCTGGCCAATGCCTAACCGGTGGCAGATCCGGCCAATGATCGCCGGGCTATCTGGTAAATACTTCCGGATCCGATGGCCTAATGGCCCGGCAATATGTCGCGGACATGGCCAAGAAATAGGCCGCGATCAAGCTTGGATCCGGGCAGAAATACCGGCGAATTAGACGCGCCGGCGATTGACTTTCACCAGCACCGGCCGCATAATTATCCCACCGGCACCGCTGGTGCCACTAATGAAAGGACTATCTAATGAAGTGCGTTTATTGTGAAAAAGATAATTGCCTAGTGCTATCAACCGTTAATGCCGATTATTCCTGCGAATGGTGCGGCGAATGGCAGAATGCGATCCTTAACAGTGCCTGGCTAATCGTAGGTTATGAGGTGACCGCATGATCCGCCGCCTATTTATCGGCCTAGTGATCGGCCTAGCCATCGCCGCCGCTATCTTCCGCCTAACCCATACCCCTATCTATGGCGAATGTCGCATTACGCCAGATGGGAGAGTATGCACACTAATCGGATATAAATAAGGGTTAATCTATTGACTATAGGGCCAGGGTAGCGATATTCTGGCCTTATGGCCGCTAGATTAGCGGATCATAACTAACGGAAAGTGACTAGAATAATGACTAATGTAACCTTAGAGAATAATAAAGTGATGATTCCTGCTCGCGATCTTGCCGATCTTATTGCTGGTGCGATGACGGTGCAGGATAAAGATTCGCCTAGCAGCATTCTAGGCCTAGAATTATCGGCTAGTAAAAATACTTTCACGGTACGCGCCACCGATCGTTACAGAATGATAATCGGATCAACCCGCGCCATTCGTGAGATCACGGAATCGGATCCTGGCGATCTAGCACCTATCGCTCTCTCATGGGCAGACGCTAAGCAGATCCTTACTTTCCTTAAATTGGAAAAAATCGCCGGTATTCTTATCACCAATAATGATGGAGAGATTACTTTCCGCGGCATGAGCGGATCTGTAACCGTGCGTCATTGGGATATGCTCAATCTTCCGGATTTCACGCCTATTCTTGCCAGGGTTGCCGGTGATCCTGTTCCTGCTGGTGAAATTAAATTAAATGCCAAATTATTGGCAGAATTGGGAAAGATCCCGCACGATCCATCTAAGGGAATGGATCTCACCTTTCATGGCGAGAATCAACCTGTAAAGATCGCGCTACATCACGATATTATCGCTTGGGATGTACTAATCGCGCCAATGCGCAAGCGCTAACGGTCTAATGGCGGAATATCCGGCACCGGTAATACCGGTGGCGGGTATCCTGCAACTAGGCAGGATCTAACGTAAAGGACTAATAACATGGCAACAACACTAAGCAAGGCCGCGCAAGATCGCGCAGATCGCGATTATGCTCGCGAGCAACTATTAACCCATTATGTAAGTGAGGGTACCCGCGTGTACACGATCTTACGGCACGTATCTGCTAGCGGCATGAGTCGCGGCATCTCCCTATTGGTGGCCGATAGTGATGGCCGCATTAGTGATATTACATTTTATGCCGCCGCGACTATGGGTGATCGCCTAATTGAGAGTAAAGGCCACCGGGCTATTCGCGTGAGCGGCGCTGGTATGGATATGGGATTTCACCTGGTCTATAACCTTAGCAGCGTGTTATTCCATGGCCAGGATCGCGCCGGCTATATCTTGCGCCAGGAATGGATCTAACCCATGAGCCCTATCATCTGCGAAACATGCTATGAGTTTTTTAACTCATCAGAGGAATATCTATTTCACTATAAAGCAGAACACGAGCAACCAGAAGAAGAAATCTGCGACGAATGCGGCGAAGTACACGAGGACGACTTAGAGGCCATCGGCTGCAATTGGTGCGGCGATGAGATTAAAGCGGGCCTCTGGTCTGTTCATAAGTGCAAGGAAGAGCAGAGCGAATGAGCGATCTTAACCGGCGAATCCTGGCCGCATGGCGCGGTGCTTGCATCTCTTGCGGAATAGTGATCCCATTAGAGCGCCTAAGCCGGCTATTGCGCAGAATGTGAGGCCCATGGCTAGATCCTGCTACTTCTACGACTTCACCGGCGGCGAATGGATCACCAATTGCGGATCCGGCGCCTGCCGGTGGATCGTCTACACGCCTAACCTACGCGACGCTAAACGCGCCAGGCTTAAGCACACGCGCACCGAGTGCGCCGGCGGTTACTAACTACTACAGACCGCTCAACGACTAGGGGAGCGCGACACGCGCCGCGCTTGACTTACACGCGATCATAGACAATTATTCACTACTACCAACCAATCAACGAATAGGGGAGCAGCAAATGGCACGAAATCAAGGACGAATCGCCTACTTTGAGGCGAAAGCCGATCTATTAGAAAACAACGCAAAACAATTTGCCCAGCAAGGGCGCAACGATGAAGCTATCGCTGCCGGTATTGCCATGGTCCGGGCCATGAGCGAAGCGACCCGCCTACGCATTGGCCTAAACAACAACAACGAAGGAGATGCAGCATGAGCCGCAAAATAGACGAACAAGGTCGTGAGATTTGTGCTACCTGCCTTTATCTCATAGACGAGCAGCCAGAATATGGTTGCTCGGATTGTGGATTTGAGGTCGCAGCATGACTCAATCATTCAGCGAACGCTTAGCACAACCGGCACTAGATCAGATCCAAATGGCTATCCAATTAGCCTACCAAGCCGGCTACGACCAAGCCTTACTAGACAATAAAGGG